TATAAGTATTACCAGATGTATCAAGTACCTTAAATGTGCCCTGCTTAATTCCTTGTCCTATGTATGCCATCTGTTACTCCTTTGGATTGTCATCTTTAATTTTTTTAATACGAGCCTTCCATGCGTCAATGTCCTTGTATATCTCATCGAGCTGTTCACCGGTATTACCATAAGCCGCTCTACGAGTATTTCGCACTACTTGATTTCTTTGTTCTTTATCTGAATCAAAAACATTTAATTGACTGTCGGTTGGTTTTGTTACACCAGAAACATTCCATGTTTTTATATAATCACCAGAACCATCATTTTGTAATAAAAATGATTTGTTGTTTATTTCATCTCTCCAAACTTTACCCTTTGATTCTAAATATAATTTTACTTTAGTTGATAACATTTATGACTCCAAACCTGTTAATCTAATAGCAGAAAACATAGTATTTGATGCACCCTCTGCCTTTGGTGTTCCAGAAGCATCTGTATCACAATATCCATACGCTTCAATATAATCATCGCTATCTAAAGTTACTATTGCTTGTAAAGATGGAGACGCATATCTTCCTGTTTGGTCATGGTCACTGTGATAAGCATAATGTATGCCAGAACCATTTTTATATAACATACAACCCGCATTAACTAAAGAACCATCATTATTAGAATCTAAAAAAACTGTTAAACACACTAAATAACGACCCGCTATTGTAGGAGTAAAACGATAATTTGTAGAGTGATCATACTTTCCATCACTATCAAGAACTTCTGTTGCAAATGATAATTTAGTTTCAGTAGCATCACTTAATGTTTGATCGCCAGATAAAGTAGCCATAAAAGCAGGTGTGTTTGATAGGTGTTTTATATCTAATCTTTTAATTGTACCACCATCATTTATTAACACTTCATCATCAGAAGCAGGCTGTGCCGTTAATGCTGTTTCACCTGTTATTGCTATTACGTCTAATAATCCTGCTTTACTTAGTGCCATGTTTTACTCCTTTGGTTGTGTCCATATTGCATGTGTGTAAATACCTTTATCATCTCTTGCTAATAATTCATCATATTTAGAAGAATCATAGTTAGCAGGTATGTCTCGTAAACTTTGCCTCCAAGTTTTAATATAACTTGGCATTGTGACATCAGAATTAGCCATCCAATCTGTTGCTTTTAATCTTTCCAATCTTTCTCTTTTAATTGTTATTAATTGTCTATTAGGTTTATCATTAGCCCATGCTGTTTGTCTTGCATCAAAAACAGCCTGTTCTTCTGCTGTCATATCTCTTATATTTCCATTATCATTTGTCTTAGTCATATTATTTTTCCTATGATTTCTTTAATCCATAAACTTGAATACTATGTGACCTTATACTACCACCACTAAAGTATATGTTAAAACCATCTGCATCTGGGTTCGATGACATGCCCCAAGCAAATAATTCAGCATACAATTTAGCACTACCGCCATTTCTAAAAGCACTTGTTCCAGTTGCATAACATCTTGATATAATGTTTGTATTAGGGTCACTTAAAATAAAATCAAATGCTACTGCGTCTGATGTAGGGTCTTGGTTAACACCTGCCGCGGCTATTTTAAAATGGTTAAGACCGTGGTCCCCTTCATATTGTTGAGCTTCAGTATCTGAACTATTTGTGTTTCCATTTAAAGATGTGAAATCATAAGGTGTACCACCTACATTTGAACTACTTGCTCTTAATATAAATTGCACATGTACATCATCATCAGTCGGGCACATAGTTCCTACAATACGATAATGGTCGTAGGTAGAACTAAAAATACCATCGAATGTTTTATCTGCTACTGTGCTTGTGCTACTTGAATTTGCTACTAAAACCATAGCTCCACCACCAACATATTGAGCATCTAACCTTTTTAAAGTGCCACCATCACTGATTAAAAACTCATCAGTATCAGCAGGTGCTTCTGCTAAAGCTGTGTGTCCTGTAATAGCTGTTGCATCTAAATGCTCTTCGGATATTGCATCATCTGCTATAAGTGTTGCATCAATAGCATCTGCTGTAATCCCACCTCTTGGTATTGTTGTTTTACTCATGTGTTATCCTTTTGCTTTTGCTCTTGCTTCATCATCTCTAGTTTTACGATTTTTATAATCGCTTCTAGCTGTAACCAAAGTTATAAAATCTGTTTTATTACTCGGAATAGGGTCAGTAAATGATTCATCATCCATTAATTTTTGTGTCCACTCTGTTCTAAATCTTTTCCAACAGTTGTTAATTTTACCATCTAATGCTTCTTGAATCCACTCATCTATTCCCTTGTTATCTGTATCATTATATAAATCATTAGATAATATTTTTTGGTCGTCATCATTTATACTTACTGTTTTATTGTGTGTAGCCATTTAAACCTCCTTTAAAGTTAATTGTTTCATTATTAGCATACCAAATATCCAGAGAATTGACTTCTATCCGAATAAAATTCTACAGTTGCATCATCATAGCTTTGAAATCTTACTTTAGCTGTATCACTAGCATCCATGTCAACTAACATAGATAAACTTAAATGGTCAACGTCAGCACCACATTTTATTCTCGTATCCATATCTCTATTAGAAGTATCTAATCTAACATAAACATCGTTACCTTGTGATATACCTGCTATTCCTATGGTTACATTGAATTGATAACGCCCTGTAACTGGTGCTGTAAAAGTATAGTTTGAATTATTATAATCTGCATTGTTATCAAAAATTTCAGTAGCATATTTAGAATCATTTACAGAGTCTTGACTACTTCTTGTTTCACCAGTTATTGTCGCACAAAAAGCAGGTTGCAAAGGTTTAGTTACATGACCATTTTCATCGAAAGCCATATGTGTGGTTGTGCCCAAAGAACTTCCTAATCCTATTACTAAGTCATCAGCAGAGTCATCTAAACCAATGTGAAAATCTTGTGCATTACCATCAAATACTATTTTAGTATCTTCTGCTCCTGCATCACCTATTGTTAGTGTTGGTGTTGAACCATTAATTGTAAAAGTATCTGCAACTGTGCTAGCACTAGGTATTAATGCTTTCTTTAATTCGCCATCAGTAGCATCTTCTATTAATACATGGTCAGCAGAATTATCTAAGGTTACTAATGTTCTAGCAGAAATAGTATCATCTGGTATACCTATTGTGCCTACACTCTTTGCTTGATGAACAACATAAATATTGTTTGTGCCGCTAGGAGGTGCACCAGTAAACGATAGTGTTGTTCCAGATAAAGTGTATGCTGAGTTAGGGTCTTGACGTACGTTACCAACAAATACTTCAATATCTAAAGTTGATGAAGGTGCTACATCTAATGTAAAATCAGTTGTACTTCCATCACCATTAAACCTCTTTCCTACAAGAGATTGAAAAGTATTTTGGGTATCTATAGGGTTACCTACATATGCCATTTTACGTTATCTCCATTATTGATATAGCAATATCTGCTGATCCAGATGCTGTCAGTGACAGTGTATCTGTAGCCTCCATTACTACCTTGTTGCCCGAAAGCAGTTCCAGAGTTCCGCCAACAGGTATCGGTGCATTAGTAACTAGCTCAACTGTTTGGTTGGCTTCGTTGTTCGCACCTGCTCTGCTAGAGGTATCTGAAGCTAAACTAATTGTAGCAGTGATTTGACCTGTGGTTGTGTTACCTACCATTACACCGAGAACTACTGTAGTAGTAGAGCCGGCAACAGTGTAAATAACATCAGCACTGGTTACATTTGCTTTCGTTACAAGTTTAAAAGTATTAGCCATTTATCCTCCTATCATCCTTAATCAACCGAGAGCAATGGCTAGGGCCGTTGGGTCTTCAGTAGAGAACCCTGCACTGGTTAAATATGTTTTTAAATCTGTTAAAGCTACTTGCTTCATTGTTCCTGCATCATTTGTTACTAATCTATCAGCATCTACTAAAGTCGTAGATGTTGCAGATGTGTTACCATCTATTATATTTATTTCCGTAGCAGTAGCAGTTACCCCATCAAGTATATTTAATTCTGATGCAGTTGCTGTTACACCATCTAATATGTTTAATTCAGAGGCTGTTGCAGTTACACCATCTAGAATATTAAGTTCTGAAGTTGTTGCAGTGACTCCATCCAATAAATTTACTTCTGTAGCTGTTGCAGTAATTGCTACATCTTCGTTAAGTTTTGGTGATGTTAATGTTTTATTTGTTAAAGTTGCGGTTGAAGCTGTTGAAACTAAATCAACATCTCCTCCTGTGCTTGGAAGTGTTAAAGTGTTTGAGGCACTTTCTGAATGTGGTGCCGCTTGAAGTGCTTGTGCATGAGCATTTCCAGACTCACAGTAAAAATTAATTTTTGATCTTGAGCCAGAGTTTTTTAAATCAATAGTGCCACTTTGAATATCTACGTTACCATCTAGTCTTACAACACCACTTCCATTTGGAGTTATTGTAATATTACCATTTGATGTAGAAACTATGTCTTGACCATTAACATCTAAATCTCCACCTAGTTGTGGGGTAGAGTCACCAGATAAATCTGTTAGTCCACCAACACTACTAAATACATTTGCAATAGAAACTTTTTTTAACGCAGTTGCACTTGCATCTCTTAATAATAGTTGATCGTTAGAACTATCTATTCCAGATGTTATTGCAGTTTGAGATGAAATAAGTTTTTCACTTACTGCACCCTCTTGTAAAATACTGTGCACTTCATCACTACCATCAACATAAATAATATCTTTTTGACCAGTTAGTAAAGTAACTGTTTGTGCTCCACTTCCTGCTGTGCATACAACTGAATCATCAGAGCCATTTACTATGTAATATGTTTTTTGTTTATTAGGAAAAGTTATAGTTCTTGATGTGCCCGGAGACCCTGTAAATTTAATTACAGCATGTCTACCATTATTATCTGCTGTCCCATCAGCAAAAGCTAAAGTAACATTACCAGACGCAACACTAACCTCTACATATCCACCTATTGCATCATCAAGTAAATCTATGAGTTGTTCGTTAAGTACGTCTCCCCAACTTCCTATATTTTCACCATCAGCTTGTTTTACAAATCCTAATTGTGTGTAAGCATTAGCCATTTAATTTGCCACTCCTATTGTCCATGTTTCGTCTCCGGCAGATGTCGTATCTATCAAAGACCATAATTTTACTGTGCCTGTAGCACCTGTTCCAGATATACCAGAAACAGTGTTTACTGTTGCTGTCCCTGTAATATTTGCAGATAAATCTGCTAAACTTATTCTTAAATTGTCGTATCCTACTTGTAACACTAAAGCACCACCAGAGGCTTGTTCACTACCAAGAGCAAGAGTTGCGGCAATTCCTGTTTCTGATAGAACAATTCCATCATTCCATCCGTCATCACCATACGCACCTGCGTTCCATCCACCAGTGCCCGAAGCCATTAACTAATCCTAATTAATGCTGTATTATGTGCGGCTGTTGGAAATTGTACTTGGAAAGTTCCGTTAGAAGAAGAAAAATCCGATCCGAAATCTAAAACTGCTATAGCGGCATTTGATTTACTATTATTGTATATTAATGCTCCTCTTGCAGTAATTGTTGCAGATGTAAAACTTGGATCTGCCGCATCAAAAAATGCAACTGAATTTGTTGAATCTAAAGTAACAGACTGTGAAGATAATGTTGTACCCCCTGCTGTATAACCTGTACCACTTACTTCATTAGAAGTTGTATATGCTGATGTGGTTGCATCTAACGATGCACTTGATGTGTATAATGCTATTTTAATTGTGTCTCCACCATTACCTAGGTTTTGAGCACCATCTAAACAATCTTGTTTAAATACGTTAGTCAGTGTTTGAGTAATTGCCATTTTTTTCCCCCTATGTACTCATTGGTTTAAGATAGTTCTCTCCCATGACATTAGAGGGAGAAGAAAAATCGTCTCTTCGTCTTCTTCTTGCTTGATTATTAACTGCTTCTACGGCTTCTTTGTACCTTTGAGTATAAATTGCGTAGTCCTCTCTACTTTTTGTAAAAGTAGATGCTTCCATTAAACAACCATAAAGTAGTAAATCTTGTGCATTTTCTGTTAACCAGTTTGTTGTATTTGAACTAGATAACTCTGCTAATCTTCTTGAATATGTCATTTCTATGTTAAATGCTGTGCTAGGCGTTGGTGCAACTAATATTGCAGTGTCTGTATAATTAGACCAATATTTAGGTGTCCCTGTGCTTGTAGATGTCGGCCAATAATCATAAATAAATTCATCTGTCCTTTTTTCCAAAAATACTCTTTTAGAATCTCCATCAATTAATAAAAAATGAAATATAATTTTTGCATCTATAGGTTTACTTACAAATCTATCTCCTACATTAAAAGAAGAATTAGCTACTTCATGAAAAGCATATGGATCTATATCTCTTGCTATTCTTTGTTCTGCTAAAGAAATAAAAGTTGCTGTCTCATTAGAAAATTCTGTTCCATCATTTTCCATCCAATCTTTAATATCTTGCGTTAATGTAGAAAAAGTCATTGTAGCCATAATTAACCTACATCATCTATTAATGCCGCTACTATAACATTAGCACTTGCATCACCTGCATCACCAATATCAGAGCTTATTGCATGTATGTCAGCTACAGTTGTATTTGGTAGTCTACAAAACCAAGACTGTTCTGGCCCTACAAATATTCCATCAGCTAAATTAAATGCGGCTGTTCCTGCATCTATTGATATTACTATACCATCAGATGTGCTTGTATTTTTTACAAATAAAAATTTAACTTTGTCTGAAGTAGATACAGCAGAAGGTGCTGTGTCTTGATCAACAGGTGTATAATCAATAAAATTTCCTGCAATTAAATCTGCACTTGTAGTTGTTACACTTGTAAGTTTATAATACCATTTATCGTTAGCATCATCTGGTGTAACAATCATAGAACCATTAATAACTTTTGCTATTTCATCTGGTAATAATGTTGCTTTTAAAGATATAGTTGCGTCATCAGCCATTATTTTTTACCTTCTTTTTTTAATCTTTCTTCTCGTTCTTCGTATTTTTTTATTTCTTCTGGTGAAGGTGTACGGATGTAACCCTTCTTTGGATTCTTTACGATAGCCATTTTTATTGGCTTTGCTACAGCATCTGTCATTTTAAACCTTTTGTATTTTAAATTCTAAACCCTGTACGGGTACTACTACACTTTTATTTTTGTTCGATGTTGAAGTGTTTCCAAAGTTGTCCAGTGTAACGATATTGTCCCACATGGCTAAGGCTTGATCCGATGTCTGCGTAGATTTTTCCTCCGATTTTTTGCCATCTTCTTGAGAAGGCATAGTCTTCTGATAAGTATCTTCCATCTTCATCTTTCATTGTGTCAAAAAACAAATATGTGTTTTCTGAATTAAATTCTTTTCCATTTAATATTTGATCTGAAACATATTTTAAATCTTGATATGCTTCTTTCATCTTAATTAAACATTCTCTTTTAATTAACATGAAACCTGTTGCGGCATCTAATACTTCTGCAAATCCTTTATCAATTTTAATTTCTTTTTTATCAGAAAAATTTAACACATAAGGATGACATAAATTTTTATAATCTTTTTTATTTTTTACAAGCTCCTCTATCATATTCCAACTAATTAATTTCATTGGATATGGAGCACAGATTACATCTTTATCATACTCAAAATATCTTTTAAGATTTTCTGGTGTGAAACCTATGTCAGCATCTATAAATAATAAATGCGTAAACTTCTCATTATCTAAAAAATTAGCAACTAAAGTATTTCTAGCTCTCGTTACTAATGATTCATGTCCTAGTGTTTGTATGTTTAGTCCAATTTTATTTTCTAAACACCAATTTTGTAACTCAAGAATACCATGAAAGTAATCTTCTGTTAACATTCCACCATAACAAGGTGTTCCTACGAATAATTCTATTTTAGCTGACACTTACAGATTCATTACCTAAACTAGCAGATAATGTCAAGGCTGTAGCTTTAGGAACAGCGTTATCACTTTTAAAAGTAGATGGAAAAGATTTAGCAGTATGTCCTAATTGTTTTTGTAAACTATTAAGAATACCATTTTCCATCTGTGGAACTGGATCTAAATCTACAGGTGGTCTAGCATCTTTTAATGCAATAGCATCACCTTTATGTTTTATTGGGTCTAATTGTGGATGTTTAGACTCAAACTCAGATTTATGTACAAAAGAACCATTCCATTCTTTTTTCATTTCTGTGTAAGGAAATGCATGTCCACTTCTATCAGAAATGGCCTTTGCAAACTTACCTCTTGCATATGCCATAATTAATAACTTGATAAAACGGGCATAATTCTTAGATCTACTTTTTCTCTATCTTCAGTAGCCGCCCTATCAAACTCCTCTTCGTAAATAAATTTTAATTCTTGTCTTCTATTCATTTCTATTTG